AACTCAGTTGATTCAGACCAATATGTAGATGATTCTATTGACACTGCACATTATGCAGCTGGCTCAGTAGACGCTACAGCACTTGCTTCTAATGCAGTTACCAACGCTAAACTGGCAGATAATGCAGTTGATACTGCAGAAATTGCAGCAAGTGCAGTTGAAACGGCCAAGATAAATGATGATGCTGTAACTTATGCTAAAATGCAAAATCTTGGAACGGCAAATAGAGTATTAGGAGCTACTTCAACAGGAGCAATTGGTGAAGTACAAGTAGTTACGGCAATGATAGCTAATGATGCAATAGAAGAAGAACAAATAGGTGATGGAGAAGTAAAAACAGCAGCTATAGCAGATGATGCTGTAGACGCAGATAAATTAGCTGCAAATGCCGTTGTAAATGCTTCAATAGCATCAAATGCTGCAATAGCCCATTCAAAATTAGCAGCACTTGCCTCAACTAAAATATTAGTAGGAAATGGTTCAAATGTAGCTACTGAGGTAGTAGTATCTGGTGATGCAACTTTAGCTAATAATGGCGCTTTAAGCCTAGCAGCTGCACAAACAAACGTAAATTCTATCCTTGCTACAGACCTAGTTTTAGGAGAAGACAGTCAAACAAAAATTGATTTTGAAACAGCCAATGAAATTCATTTTTACGCAAATAATGTTGAACAAGTTTATGTTGCAGACAATATATTTGGACCACAGTCCGATAGTGATGTAGACTTAGGATCTAATGGTGTTAGATGGAAAGATGCTTTTGTTGATAGTCTAACAGTTACTGGAGATATAGCCGCAGCAAATGCAGTATTCTCTGGAAATCTTACTGTACAAGGAGACTTAACATCTATCCAAACAGCAACACTAAATGTTGAAGATAAAATGATTGTTCTAGCTTCTGGATCTACATCTGAAGCAGATTCAGGACTTATTGTACAATCTACTGCAACAGCCGGACACGGTTTTGGTTATGACGCAAGTTTAGGAAGATGGATTGTAGAATCAGGATCCCTAATAAATGCAACTGCATGGGGAGCTAAAGGAGCTACTGAATATGTAGCAATAGTTTCAGCATCAGCTGCAGCTCCATCAGCCGCACCATTTTATGGAGGAACCTCTACTGGTCATGGAAACTTTGCTGTAGATACTGCTAAAGGTGATTTATGGATATATGCATAAAAAACTATCTATTTATTTTTTCATGTTAAATATTTTTATTATATTATATTAAACAGCGAGAAAACAATGGGACTTATAGACAAATTATCAGGTAAAAAAAGCAAACGAACACTAACCACCAAATCAACAACGTTAGACAATGCAAGGCGAAGTGATTTAACAAAGGAAGAGGTTAATATAGTTTTGCAATTAATACGAAGCTCTAACTTTAACGGAGATCTAATAGAACCGTTATATAAGTTAACGGTTAAATTACAAAAAATGTATGAGAGGTTATAATGATGAATCTTAATTTTAACGAATTAAATTTTATAAAGCAGTCAGTAGACTCAATAACAATAAAGGGATCAGATGCCATTTTTGTTGCGTCAGTCTACTCTAAATTAAATAAGGAACTGGAAAAAGAATCAAAAAAACTTGCAGCTCAACAGGCCTTAATTAATCAACAACAAACTAAATAGTTTTATTACTTTTTTATATTTATTATATATATAAAATAATAATTATTGGCCCTTCGGGGAAGTGGGCAGACTAATCTGTAACCAACCGTAATTGGAGATAAAATATGCCAGCATGGAAAAAAGTAGCACTTAGTGGCTCCAGCACCGCCTTTCACCACATAACAGCTAGTGGAAATATAAGTACATCTTGTGAAGCAACAATGTCTACAGGTCTTTTAGATCTATGCGGACCTCTACAAATAGGACCTGGTGGAATCATGCGAGATCCTGCAGGAAATAATGTAATAGTAATAGGAACAAACACTGTAGGAATGACTGCTGCAACTGTAACTAATGCACTTACGGTTGGAGGTGGATTTGGATCTACAGGAACTACAATCTCAACTACAGGTGCAATATCTACAAATGGTGCACTAACATGTAGTACTGGAAACTTTCCCTTCATAACTGTAAAAGGCCAAGGTGGTGTTGCAATTATTTTAGGTAATGGTGCAAACTTTATTAGTGATGAAGGTGTACTAATATCTAAAAGAGCTGATGAAGATGACGCAGATACAGATGTAAAGTCAACCAAATTTACAAAAGCAGATGATACAGAGGCAGGATTTATTGCATTTAATGAATCTGAATTAAAGGTTAAGGAGCATCACCTTCTTACAAACATGAACAAAGACCTTGCTGTTAAAAGGAACTATAGAATTCAAGTAGGTGGTTCTGCAGATGGAGATGTCATCTTCGACCTTGCGGTTGACCAAGCAGAAGTAAAAGCCCCACTTACAGCATCAGGTATAATTAGTGCATCAAAAGGTATTATCGGAGAGCTTACAGGTACAGCTTCATTTGTTACTAGTATTGCAGGAGCAGGAATGACAGCTGGAAAATTCGTAATCGGTGATGTATCTAATAAAACTGCAGAAGTAAATATGTCCGGCGATGCTGCAATGAATGGTGCAGGAGCAGTTACTATTCAACCAGACGCAGTAACATATGCCAAAATGCAAAATCTTGGTACTGCCAATAGAGTTCTTGGTTCTACATCAACTGGAGTTATTGGTGAAGTACAGATAGTTACTGCTATGATAGCTAATGATGCAGTAACTGCAGATCATATAGGTAATGATGTCATTAATTCAGAACATTATGCCGCAACAAGTATTGATAATGAGCATCTAGCAAATAATGCCGTAGGAACAGATGAGATAGCCGATGATGCAGTTACATATGCCAAAATGCAAAATCTTGGTACTGCTAATAGAGTTCTTGGTGCAACATCAACAGGAGCTATTGGAGAAACTCAAGTAGTTACTGCAATGATTGCAAATGATGCGATAGAAGAAGAGCAAATAGGTGCAGGAGAGGTTAAAACAGCAGCCCTTGCTGATGATGCCGTTGACGCAGACAAATTAGCTGCAAATGCCGTAGTAAATGCATCTATAGCAGCAAATGCAGCAATAGCCCATTCAAAACTTGCAGCACTTGCCTCAACTAAAGTATTGGTAGGAAATGGTTCAAATGTAGCTACTGAGGTAGTATTATCTGGTGATGTAACAATGGATAATGCAGGAGCCGTAACCCTTGCCGCAGCACAAACAAATGTCACATCTTTATTAGCTACAGATATTAAGATTGGTGAAGATGACCAAACCAAAATTGATTTTGAAACAGCCAATGAAATTCATTTTTACGCAAATAATGTTGAACAGGTATATTTAGGAGATAATATATTTGGACCACAAACTGATAGCGATGTAGATTTAGGAGCTGATGGTGTTAGATGGAAAGACGCTTATGTAGATACAATTACAACAACTGGTGATGCTACTATATCTGGTGATGTTTTAGTTGGTAGTACTGGTAAAATAGCAAACGCAGGCCAGGCAACTACTCACATTCAATTTAACACAGGTCAGATGTTGTTTGATTGTGCTGGCATTGAAATGATGCGAATGACTAATACTTCTGGTGTTGTATTTAATCTTGGTGGAGCAGCTGCTGCAGACTTTACTATAGAAGGTGATTCGGATGCAGGACTATTCTTTGTAGACTCAGGAGCTGATAAGATATCTATAGGAACAGTAACAGTAGGCAATTCATTACTAACTGTCGATGGTGATGCATCACTTACACATTTAACCGCTTCAACAAATATAAGTGCTAGTGGTTATATTCAATCATCAGAAATTTTAGGAGCAGGATCAGGTACTACACAATTAAATGTACAAGGTCAAATAACCGCATCTGGTACTATTAGTGCAAGTGGAGCTATATCTGGACCAGCAGGATATAGAATATTTTCAAAAACAGGTACTACAGATGGAGAAGGTCAAGGAGATATTTGCTACTTTGGTACAACAACTTCAATGACCGCAGGTGCAATATATCATTGGAATTCAAGTGGAGCATGGGAACTAGCCGATGCAGATGATAATACTAAGTGCGATGGATTATTAGGTGTAGCTTTAGGAGCTGCTTCGGCTGTTAATGGTGTATTATTGAGAGGAACTGTCACTCTAGACCACGATCCTGGTGCTGTAGGCGATGTAATATACTTAACAACAACTGCAGGAGATGCAAGTGCAACAGCCCCATCAGGAAATGGAAATATAGTTAGAGTTTTAGGTTATTGCTTAGATGCCAGTAATGGACAGATTTGGTTTGACCCAGATAAAACATTTGTAGAGGTGACTGCGTAATGGCTATAGGTAAAATATCCGCACTCGCAATAGCATCAGTTAACAAGGTATCTGCACTAGCAAAAGCATCTATTGCAAAGGTAAACGAGGTAGTTAATCAATTATTTTCAAATACTAAAGCCCTAACACACGGGTTTACAGAAACAACAGGTGGATATTCTACAAATAAGGGAGATTCAGTAATTGCAGGTAATAGAAGTAATTCTGGTGGAGCTGATTTACCAACATCTTTTAATTTTACTCAAGACACAGCATGGTCAGTTAATTTTTGGGTAAGAGTAGGATGGAATTCTTCACTAAATACAAATATACATTTAATGTGCATTAACAAGGAAAACGACGCAGGTACACATGACTATTTTAGAATTTATTATAATGAATCAAACAATAGATTATATGCACAATATGGAGATAAAGAAGACGGAGTTACCCATACATATAAGCAAAACTTTTGGTTATTTCATTCACCTAGTGGAAACTATAATACAGCAAGAGTAGCAGCAGGCTTACATACTGGAGGTGGAACAGGTGGAGCTTCTACTTATTGGAGTGCAACTAATAGAGGTAATGTTGGAGATGATAATTTTACAATGATAACAGTTACAAAAGGAGCAAGTAATTCAGCAGCAAGTTCTAATCTAAAAGCTTATTGGAATGCAACAGACCTGGGAGTAGGTTTCTATTCAAGTGGTCAATCTTCTGGAACAGTTTCAATGGATGCCTCTCAAATAAGACAAATGATTGTTGGTGGAAATCTAAATGTAGGTAGAAAAAAGATGGGTAATAGTTCAGCAACACTGTATAATGATTTTGCCTGGTGGGACGCAGAATTAGATGCTGATGCAGTTACGGCAATATATAATAGTGGTGCACCAATGGATTTAACTAGTGATTCTGGTAACTATGATAATAGTTCAGATCTTATAGGTTATTGGCAATGGGAAGATACAGTTGGTGGTGGAGTAGGTGCTTCAACTGTGCCTGGAAGTGGAGTAGCAGACATGTATATTAATGGCGATTCAGATATAGTGGAATTTTAATTATGAAGTATTATATTATAACATATTCAGTTTGGGAATCTTTAACAAAAGATAATGTATCATTTAGAAAGTATAATTCAGACAGATCTCAAGTTGCTATTGCAACAACAGATACAGTTTCAAATAATGTATCTTCATATGATACGGCAGCTAAACTTGCAGAAGCAGTAGACTTAATTGAAGAATTTAACGGATTAGAAGAATGGGAAATATATGAGATACTATATTACCAAGAAATAGACGACTAATATGCCAGACATAACCATTACAGTAAACGCATTATCAGGTGATACAGGATTCGATGTCAATCCAACAACAGTCTTAGATCGTGCATCTGACGGTCAAACAACTACCACTTTTCAAAACAACCAAAGTAATCAAACTCTTAACTTTAGTCTGGAAGGTACAAGCGATCATGCAGTTCTTGCAAATGCAAGTGCAATAACAAGTGTAACAGTCATTATCACATTCGCAGCTGGAGGTAAAGGTGCGGCACAGTTTACTGCAAACCTAACTGATGGAGAGTCAGAGCCTTCGGTTCTACAAGCAGATAATATGACAAATGGTACAGCCACTCAAACTGCTACGGAAGGTACTACATATGCTCCTGGAGGTGGAATTACTGCCACAGAACTTAATGCTATGAAAATTAGTTTAGTAGGAACTGGCGGAGCTGTTAATGTAATGTCTGTAGTAAAAGCAAGTGTAAACTACACAGCAGGCGCGTATTCAACATCACACAATTTAGTAACAATGAGTTCAGGGCAAATAGCTATGACACAAGGAATCATCACAATATAGTTGTCCTATTAAGGGTGAGTACTATATTTATATAATATTATGGAACAATTAACAAAATATCTTACTGAACAAATTTTATTAGAAGAAACTAATATTAAAACCATAGTTGCAATCTATCCAGGTAGGTTTCAGCCAATGGGCGCACATCATGCAAAAACGTATAAGTTTCTAAAATCAAAATTTAAGGATGCTTATGTTGCAACAAGTGGAAAGGTTGACCTTCCAAAATCACCATTCTCATTTGCAGAAAAGAAAAAGATTATTAAGTCACACGGAATATCAAAAGTGGTACAAGTGAAAAGCCCATATAAAGCAGAAGAAATACTAAAAAAATATGACCCTAAAACTACAGCAGCAGTATTTATGTTTGGCAAAAAAGATGCTGGAAGACTTAAGGGTAAGTTTTTTAGACCATGGAAAGGTACAGCAGAAGTTGGATACAAAGAAGGTGCATACATAATAGAAGCCCCACATGTAAGCATGAATGTACCAGGATATGGTGAAATGAGTGGTACTGCAATTAGAAAGGCCTTAGGTGATAAAGACTTAGATAAAAAAGAAAAGACAAAGGTATTTAAAGGAATATTCGGTCATACTAAAAACTATAACCTGATTGTAAGCAAACTAGAAAGGCTTAATGAATCTATTATAGAATTCTGTAAAAATATAAACTTTTCGGATATAATTATGGAATCCAGTGCAACTGGAATAGATGGTGGTGATGTTGATGATGGACCTCCAACATACTTTATTACTCCTGCAGGTTATGAAAATCAAGGAAAAAACTTTGCAGAAATGGTTGGATATGAAGTAATTGATTATATTATTGGAGACGATTCAAATATATTACAACTAGCAAAAGATTCTGCCACTGCAGATTACAATCACGGTGTAACTTATTTTCCAGCTGGTGTTGCTGGAGCTGATACAAGTACAAATCCACAAAACTATAAAGATTCAAAGGCCTATTCAAAATGGAAGTCTAGAATAAAGCAAATCGCACAAGTCGCAGGTATGAAATTTATAGACTTTATGGGAGCAGAAGAATCTAAAGATCTAAAAAATTTAAGTGGAGATACAATTAAAGAACCTATGGAATACGAAAAAGAACCTACAAATATAGCAGAAGACTTAAGCAAGTGGCTAACAAACCAGATACTATTAGTAGAAGGTGGAGCTTATGGCCATATGTCACACCCATTTGATGATAAAGGATTAACATTTGGAGACTTTAAAAGTATTATTCAATTGTCTTTACAAGGCAATCTAGATCTAGAACAGGCTGCAACAGAAAAAACAGATGGCCAAAACCTGTTTGTAAGTTGGAATGGCAAAATGCTAGCCGCAAGAAATACTGGAGACCTTAAGCGAGGTGGAATGGACTATAAAGCTGTTGCTGCAAAATTCAAAGGCAGAGGAAATATAGAAAAAGCATTTACCTTTGCCATGAAAGACTTAGCTAAAGCAATTGGAAGTCTTAATCCTAAACAACAAGATAAAATATTCAATAACGGTAATAATTGGGTAAATATGGAAATAATGTTTCCAGCATCTGCAAACGTTGTTACCTATGACGCACCATATCTTCAGTTCCATAATGTATTACAATACAAAGATGGCAAAGCAATTGGAGCAGTCAAAGATGGAGCAAGAATACTTGCAGGAATGATATCACAAGTTAATCAAAAGGTACAAAAAAACTTTTCAATAATAGGTCCTAAAGTTCTTAAAATGAATCCACACCAAGACTACTCAGCTAAAAAACCTTATTTTACTAGCAAGCTAAATAAGCTAATGAGCAAGTATAATATGAAAGACTCTTCGACATTTGCCGAATATCATCAAGCATGGTGGGAAGATTTTGTAGATAAGAATATAAAAAGCATAGATAATAAAACTAAAATGGGACTAGTTAAAAGATGGGCATTTTTTGACAAAGCATTTAGGTTAAATAAGAAAACAATTGCAGACGAAAAAATTCTAGCAAAAGCTATTGAAATCGACAAACAGAAGCATGAAGCTCAAGTAAAGAAAAACATGTTGCCATTTGAGCTTTTATTTTTTGAATTAGGTGCCGAAGTACTTAAAAATGTAGAAGGATTCTTGGCAGCAAATCCAGATAAAGCTATACAAAACATGCGAAAACAAGTTGCAAAAGCAATTAGTGATGTTAGAAAAGGTGGAGACCTTAAAAAGTTAAATAGAATGACTCAACAACTTAACAAAATATCTGCAATTGGCGGTTTTAAGAAAATAGTACCTAGTGAAGGTCTAGTTTTCATATACAAAGGCAAGACATACAAGCTAACAGGAGCATTTGCACCTGTAAACCAAATTGCTGGTATGATGACGTTTTAAAAGAGAAAGGTTATGAAAAAAGGAATTAGCGACGCAAAGGTTGCAAGAATGAGGAATATAGTTAATAAAGACTATACAAAATCTGTAAATACTCAAGTAGGATATAAAGCCTCAGACAGAAAAGTTGAAGGAGACGTTTGGGAAGAATCAGGAAAGACTTGGACTATTAAGAATGGAATAAAACAAAATGTTTCTAAGATGCAATCTGTTCGAGATTTTGTAAAAATGCCATTAACTTGCCCGCATTGTAAAAATATAATGAAGGGTCAGTTTGATAAGTATCATTGGAAAGTTGACAAAAAATGTTTAAGTTGTTTTACTGAAGAGCAAAAACAATCTAGAGCCTTTGGAACATATGAAGACAAACAGAAAGAACTATTTAAGAAATCGAAAATATCAGAAATAAACGACATTACAGAAGAATTTGATGAATGGTTGGATAATTCACAAACGTTTGTAACAGAATTAGGAGAAGTTGAAGATTGGTCAGGCGGATTAAATAAGTCAGAACTAAAGGCAAAGTTTAAGAAAGAGCTTTTAGATTGGAAAAAACATTTAAACGAGATGTGATTAAAGCCTATATCTTTATATTTATATGATATAGGTCCACAAATAGGAAAAAAAAAGATATGGCAAGATTAACTAACGAACACCTGCATAGTGATATAAAACTTGTAAAACAAGAGGTTGAGTATATTAAGGACAACCAGGAAAAAATGCAAGCAGACTTAACAATGATTAAGAAGACTTTATTAGGTCCTGATGATGGCACAATAGCAAGGGTAAATAAGAATACCGCGTTTAGAAATGCAACAAGAAAAGTTATATGGTCTATTTGGATTGCATTAATCGGTATAATTGGTAAAATAGTATTTTGGGATTAACATGAAAAAAGAAAGATTATCGGAAATAATTAGTGAAGAAGTTCTAAAAATGTTAGAAGTATCTATGACTCGTAGATTCATGAAGGCTGCAGAAGACTTACAAAAAATACAACTTGCTCAGCAACAATTAAGAAAAAAGTTCGTTGCAGAAAAAGATGCAAAAAAGAAAGAAAAACTTAAACAAGATATAATTAAGATGCATAAAGTAGTTCAGAAGGCAGAATCAGATTTTAATTCGGCTATAAAGGCTGAACCAATTGACTTAGATGAAGCTATATTGAATGAAGATGTATTTAAGTCATTTTTAGGTGATGACCCATCATTTAAGATGTATACTGCTCACAATACAGAAAAAAGAAAATCAGTTCAAGCAAGAAAAACAGACAAGGTTTGGGATGACGGAGTGCCAGTTCTTAAATATATTGCAAGAGCTTCTAAAAAACCTTCACCTTTACCAAGTGGTAAATTTAAGATTATAGAAGATAATAAATATGGTTGGTGGTATTATCAAGTTGGTAGAACCTGGTATGGAATACAACAAAAAGATTACGGTACACCTCCATTCGAATATTAAATAAGGAGAAAAAGTTATGAGTATATTAACAAACCTGTTTTCAGGAGGAGCAGCTGACTTAGTCAAAGGAGTCGGAGGAGTTATAGATAATTTACATACAAGTAAAGAAGAAAAACTTGAAGCTGAAAATAAAATAAAACAACTTGTTGCAAACTACGAAGTAGAAATGGAAAAACAAATATCTGACAGATGGAAAGCAGATATGAATTCCGATTCTTGGTTAAGTAAAAATGTTAGACCATTGGTACTTATATTCTTAGTTGTATGTACAGTGCTTATGATATTCATCGATGCAGGAACAATACATTTTGTAGTTGAGGATAAATGGACTGATTTATTACAATTAGTTCTTATTACTGTTATAGGTGCATATTTCGGCGGTCGTACAATGGAAAAAAGAAAGAAATCGTAACCAACTAGGTTTTTGTAAAGATAAATATATATTTATATATATGAGACAAAAACAATCTCTTAAGCAAATAATTAAGACAGAATATACAAGATGCGCTGGAGATCCAGTGTATTTTATGAAAAAATACTGTCAAATCCAACACCCTACTCGGGGTAGAATACCCTTTCATCTTTATCCGTTTCAAGAAAAAAGCCTAGACAGTTTATCAGATTTTGACTACAATATTATATTGAAGTCTAGACAATTAGGCATATCAACACTTTCAGCAGGATATTCACTATGGCTTATGCTATTTCAAGAGGATAAAAATGTTCTTGTAATTGCAACAAAACAAGAAGTTGCAAAAAACCTTGTTACAAAGGTTAGAGAGATGCATAATTATTTGCCAAGTTGGTTAAAAGGTACAACTACTGAAGATAATAAACTTTCATTAAGATTCAGAAATGGTTCACAAATTAAAGCAGTATCTAGTTCTGGAGACGCAGGTAGATCTGAAGCTCTTTCACTATTGGTAATAGATGAAGCAGCATTTATTGATAAGATTGACGAAATATGGGCATCAGCACAGCAAACGTTAGCAACTGGTGGTAAAGCAATTATTCTTTCTACACCAAATGGAACAGGTAACTTCTTTCACAAAACATGGGTAGCAGCTGAAGAGAGTAGAAATAAATTTAATACTATTAGACTACATTGGAAAATGCATCCAGATAGAGACCAACCATGGAGAGATGAACAAGAACAATTACTAGGTGCTAAAATGGCAGCTCAAGAATGTGATTGTGATTTTGTTTCATCTGGTAATACAGTAATTGATGGTATAACTGTACAATGGTATAAAGAAACTTATATGCAACCTCCTGTTGAAAAGAGAGGTCAAGGTGGAGAATATTGGGTATGGGAATATCCAGATTATTCTAAAGATTATATGGTAGTTGCGGATGTAGCAAGAGGAGATGGAACAGATTATTCATCCTTTCATGTTATAGACATTGATAATCTAACACAGGTTGCAGAATTTAAAGGACAACTAACTCCTAAAGATTTTGGAAACATGTTGGTAACAGTTGCAACAGAGTATAATGAAGCTTTGCTTGTAATAGAAAATGCCAGCGTAGGATTTGGTTCAATACAAAGTGCAATTGATAGAGAATATAAAAACTTATATTATACATATAAACAGGATGGAATAACAGATGCAACCACCCAAATACAAAAAGGTTACGATTTAAAAGATAAAAGTCAAATGACTCCAGGTTTTACAACATCTAGTAAAACCAGGCCACTTTTAATTTCAAAACTTGATATTTATTTTAGAGAAAAAACGTTTATTGTTAGATCCACAAGGCTTTTAGACGAGCTTGCAGTCTTTATTTGGAAAGGACACAGAGCAGAAGCACAAAGAGGATATAACGATGACTTAGTAATGGCATTGGCAATAGGTTTATGGGTAAGAGATACTGCCTTAAAACTTAGAAATGATGGCATACAACTGAGTAAAAATGCAATTGATTATATTGTAAAAACAGACGGAATGTATACTCAAAAAGACGTACACAAGGATTGGAAATTTGAAGACGGTTCAGACAACGGTGAAGATTTGACATGGTTAATAAAATAGGGAAAATACAATGGCAGACAAGACATTATTCGGAAGATTAAAAAAATTAATTAGTAGGCAAGGAGTAGCTAGAAAAGTTGGAGATAATAAATTAAAGGTTATCGATCCAGCTAGAGCACAATCTGCAGGAAATCTAGAAACAAACGTTTTAATAGACAGGTATAATAGACTTCACTCTACCCCAGGAGGTTCTTCTATATACGATCCTAGTCAAGGGTTCAATCAACTTAGAAATGAGTTATTCAAGGATTATGAAGCTATGGACAATGACTCAATAATTTCCGCAGCATTAGACGTTTATGCTGATGAATGTTCATTAAAAAATGAATTTGGAGATGTATTAGAAATAAAAAGTGGCAAAAAAGAAATTGAAGAGATTCTCCATAACTTATTTTATGATATATTAAATGTTGAATTTAATTTATATCCATGGATTAGAATGATGGCAAAATATGGAGACTTTTATCTTCAACTACATATTGTTGAAAAACTAGGTGTAACTGGATGTAATCCACTATCTCCTTACGCAATAACTAGACAGGAAGGAATAGATCCAGCTAGACCAGAAGCTGTAGAGTTTTTATATGATGAAACGTATGGAGGAGTAACTGGTGCATATGGAGGAAAAGCTAAACATAATCATAAAGTTTTTGAAAATTATGAAATTGCACATTTTAGACTATTACAGGATACAAACTTCTTACCATATGGAAAGTCTATGATAGAGCAACCTAGAAAAACTTGGAAACAATTAACACTTATGGAAGACGCTATGATGATTCACAGAATTATGCGTGCACCACAAAAAAGAGCCTTTAAAATTGATATAGGTAATATACCACCAGCTGAAGTTGATACTTACATGCAAAAAGTAATCAACAAGATGAAAAAAGTACCATTTATGGACAAAAACACAGGTGAGTATAATATGAAATTCAATCTGCAAAATATGATTGAAGACTTTTATTTACCTGTAAGAGGTGGAAATTCAAATACTGCAATAGAAGATATTGGAGGATTGGAATGGACAGGTGTTGATGATATAGAATACTTAAGAAATAGAATGATGGCAGGACTAAGAGTACCAAAAGCATTTTTAGGTTATGATGAGAATGTTGAAGGTAAAGCAACCCTTGCTGCAGAAGATGTTAGATTCTCAAGAACTATAGAAAGATTGCAAAGAATATTTGTATCTGAATTAACAAAAATAGCAATCATACACTTATATACACAAGGATATAATGATGAAGACTTAGTAGACTTTAGCCTTCAGTTGACCAATCCTTCTACAATAGCTGAACAAGAAAAATTAGATGTATTTGACAAAAAAGTATCTCTTGCAGATGCAATAAAATCTAATAAAATGCTTTCAGAAGATTGGATATATGAAAATATTTGGAAAATGAGCAAAGACCAAGTTGATATTGAGAGAGATAAGGTTGTTGAAGACATTATTCAAGTATACAGGCAAGATATGATTCAGCAAGAAGGTAAAGACCCTGCAAAGGGAGAAGACGAAATAGCTGAAAAAATAAAAAATAAGAATAAAGCAACACTTTCTGCGTCAGGAGATACAAGAAAAACAAGAGGCGGTGAAGATGATAGTGATGTTGGTCGACCTGAAGAAGATGTAGATTATGGAACTCAAAGAGCACCAAGAGGTAGAGATCCTTTAGGAGATGAAACCAAAAACAGAGACGTAAAGAATAGGGATAGACGCGTAAGGGTCAGCGCTAAAGAAGTAATTAAAAGTATGAATTTTGATGGTAAAGTTGCACTAAATGAAAAATCTATGTTAGACGAGAATAACTTGTTATCAGAAGAGGACACAAAGGCGTAATCGTATATATTTATATAAGAGACAAGAAAGTACAAGGGCATACTATGGCTAAACATTCGAAGGTAAAAAATACAGGTATATTGTTTGAGTTATTGGTTAGACAAATCACAACCGATACATTAAACGGGACTGATAAGTCGCCAGCAATAGCGATTATAAAGGAGTATTTTGGTAAGAGCACAACTCTTAAGACTGAACTACACTTATATCAAACCTTATTAAAGGAAAAACACGATACTGAACACAGAGCAGAGAAGCTTGTAGACTTAGTTCTTAAAGAACGAGCAAAATTAAGCTTAACTGTTCTAAGAAGGGAAAAATATAACTTAATCAAAGAAATAAAACAGAATTACAATGTAGAAGAATTCTTTAAGGCAAAGATAGGAAAGTATAAGCAAAATGCTTCTATCTATACACTGTTTGAATCTTTAAGTTCTAAAGGATATTCTAATCCTAAAATAACTCTTCAATCTAGAGCCAATATAGTAGAACATGTTTGCAAAAACATTAAAGATTCTTCTCATGTTGATAGAGTTGTTGAAGCATTTAGAGAAGAAGATAAAGATTTACGACTATTAGCATATAAAGTTTTAGTAGACAAGTTTAATAGTAAATACAGTAAGCTTTCTGAATCGCAGTCCATTATTCTTAGAGAATATATTAACAATATTTCTAATACTGAAAGCCTAAGAGGAAAATTACAAAAAGTAGTAGCAGAACATTTAAAGACTTTACAAAAACACTTGAAAAGCGTTGATGATGCTGTTGTAAGAATAAAACTTAAGGAAGTTGCAAAACAATTAAAGACTTCTGTTCTCAATAAGAGAAAAATTGACGAAAAGAAAATATTAAATGTGTTAAGATTATCCGAACTAGTAGAGGAAGTTAAGAATGTCAAATAAACACATTGATGAACTTGTAGATCTATACTTAGAAGAAGAATTAGATGAGATAAGCGTAACTGCAAATGCTGGTCATTATAACACACCAATGGCATTTACAGGAAAGAAGCAAAAATTTGAAAAAAGAAGAAAGAAAAACGCAGTAAAAAGTATTGGATATAAGTTAGTAAAAAAGAAAGACAAAAACTCAAAACCGTTAGGAGAGCATATGAAACATTCAGATGTAATTAAAGAAATTTTTGGATTAAATTATCCCTCATTTAAGAAAGATGAAACTAAAAATTCTAAACAGAAGGTTAACGGTGCAATTAGAGAAATAAACAATAGACTATTTGAGATTGACAGAATAATAAATAGAGCGAGTAAACTTAAAAAAGAAGCTGGTGTAGGAAGAGATTCATATTGGAAATCAACCGGACCTAGAATGACAAAAATTGCAGAGAGACTAATTAAAGTTTCTCAAAAATTGAGAGAACTTGCGTCTTAATGAAAAAGAAGGAAGAAATAAAGGAAGCTCTAACTCCAGAAGAAGTTAAGGCAATTAGAAAAGCTATTCGTATAGAAGTAGCTAAAATATTTTTTGATTTATATAGAAAAAAAGGCGCTTGGACCGCCATTTAATTTAAGGAGAGAAACAATGGGATATCATTCATTTGACTGGAGAGCATGGAGCATCAAACCAGAAAACAAAAGGCTAATTGAAGAAAACATGGCCAAGGCAGTAAACAAATTTAAAAGAGAGCAATGGTTATGGGAAGCTAAGTATGAATACTTAACAATGGCTTACCATCCATCTCACACAATTGGAGATCAAGCAGGAGCATCTGCAGGAACTTCTCTTGGACAAGAAATAGAAATAGATATATCTGCATTTGCAAACCCTAGATCGGTTGCAACTATGGCTTTATCAACAGGACAAGACCAATTCATTTCAGACAACGGAACTTTAGTATTTCAAGAAGCTGCATCGGTATTTAGACCTGTATTTAAGATTTACGCATAATTAAGTATTTATTAGTAAATAGCTTTATATTTATATAGGAACAATAGTATTGCAGCTGAATTGAACTGCTGCACATATAAATTTAGGCCTAGACATGGCCGCTAACAAATTTAAGGAGAGACAAAAATGTCACAAGTAGGAAAAACAACATTAAAAGGATACTTCAACGCTGGAGATGTCCCAACAGAAGCAAATTTTGCTGATCTAGTAGATTCTTGCCATAATGGTCAAGGTGGTACTCAAATCGCATCACATGCAACATTAACAGATTTATCTGCAGATACTGCAGGAGGTAGAATTGTCGTAACAGCACCAGGAACTGCAACAGCTCCTAGTGTCGTAAAACTTCCAGCTGCATCTACAGCAAACATTGGATTAAATTACAAAGTAGTAATTGCATCTCAACCAGTACAGGTTAGAGTTGGTCCAGACGGAACTACTACAATGTTAACAGGTAGTCTAACAGGAATATCAAGTACAGGTGATAATACTATCTCAGTAGGAGGTGATGTAGGAAACACTCACGTTACAATTTCTGCAGCTAATGCAGCAGGCGTAGGTGGAGCATCTGGTTCTGTTTTAGAATTTGACTATATTTCTGCAACAGGTGTAGTTGTTAATGGTGCATTACAATGTACACACGCAAGTCCAACACTAGCTACAACATTTGGTTCTGGTGATATAGGATAATATTTAGTACTCAATAAGTACTATTTAGTAGTAAATAATACGATAATGGGTACTACCTCACTAGAGATAGTGCCCGTTATTGTTTTAATATGAATATATGGAGTAATAACACATGAGCTATAATAAGCAGTTACTGATAGATTATACACTTTTTGATGTTTCACCTCAAATGATTATGGAATCAGAGGCAAAAAACAACGGTAGAGTTGTGGTACAAGGAGTATTGCAACGAGCTGGTGCAAAGAATCAAAATGGTAGAGTATATCCTAAAGACATTTTAATGCGAGAAGTTAAGAACTATAGAAAAGTTCAAATAGCAGAAAAAAAAGAGCATTGGGAGAATTAGACCATCCAGAGTCTTCTGTTGTGAATTTACAAAACGTTTCACATAATGTCTTAGATGCATTTTTTGAAGGAGATGATGTTGTTGGAAAGGTTGAAATATTAGATACTCCCGCTGGAAAAATATTAAAAGAATTACTAAAAGCTGGAATTAAGCTTGGAATAAGTAGTAGAGGTTTAGGAAGTGTAGAACAGGTCAATGAAGACACAGTAAAGGTTGGTCAAGATTTTGAACTTATTTGCTGGGACTTTGTTTCAAATCCTTCAACACACGGAGCATTTATGAAACCTACGTCACTATCAGAATCAGTTAATAAACTTGGTAATGGTACTAGTGAATGGGAACAATGCGATAAATACTGCAAAGTAAACTCTATTATTCGTGAAATATTAACAGATATGGAGAACTAGAATGGCAGATTATACTTACGACTTTAAAAGATTAGGTCACCCTGGAAAATGGGAAGGAGTAATCCAATTAGCAAATGAAACAGTAACTGACTTTACAGGATCTAATTTTGGCGCAGGAGGAATAATTCTACATGGTGACGCAATTCATGCAGATACTTCAATAACATTTAGTGGTGGTGGTACTATAAACGGTGGACAACTAACTGCAGGTACATTATATGAATTTAGTATAAAGAGAGTTGCACTACCAGATAACACAGCAGCATCAGCTTCTGTATTTATTAGAAATAATAGAATTTAGGAGTAATAGTCATGAAACTTAAAAAAATACTAGCAGAATCTAAATTAGAGCCAAGCCAAAAGAAAACATTTCTTGAGGCCATGAAAAAATTTAATGAATATGGAAATCACATATACAGAGAATCTGAATTAAAGGCTATAATTGAAACTATGGAAAGTTTAATGTCAGGAGCAAGTAATTTTATTATTGATGAATCTGATGATTGGTTTGACTCAGTTACTATTAAGAGAGATTCAAAGGATATAAACAATACAGCTGCAGCATTTACTAAAACTGCAAATGAAATGGTTGGAATGCAGCATAGGTTAGAATCTTTATATGAAGACTTAGGAAATAAGCTTGGTAGATATTACGAATTAGGTGAAAAACTTGACCCAGTTGGTAAAGAAGATGGCGATATAGATAATGATGGTGATAAAGATAAGACCGATGATTATTTACTAAATAGAAGAAAAGCTGTTAGTAAGTCTATTAAGAATGAAGCTGCACCAAAAATGAAAGTTAGTGATGACCAAAAAAATGTAGAAGCTGCAATGAAGGTCATATCTAGAGTAGAAAATGGAATGAAAGCTTTCAATCAAAACCAACACCAAAAATCAAAATCAGCGTTTAAAAAGGCACAAAAAGCGTTGGCTGAATTAAGATTTGCTGTAGCGAGAAGATAACTTATGAAATTACCAAATACATGGGATAAATTTGATATAAACGCATATCAAAGTAAAAATTTAACTGAAGCCAAAAAAATTAAAATAGGACAGCAATTCAACGCAGATGGTATTACTTGGAAGGTAATCAAGGTTGGAGCAACACAATCAAGAGCAGAAGCTATCACAAAGTCTGCAAAGAAAAAGCAAGGAACTTATGATAATAAAACTATTAGTAAGTTTGTTGAAGGTACATTAAATGAAGCTCCAATGGATAATAGGTTTGCAAAAGACTTTGAAAGAGATTGTAAAGTTTTAATAACACACGTAAAGCATGAAATAAAAACAGCAAAAGGTGCAGACAAATCAGTATTTAAGAAAATGTTACAAAACCTACAAACAGTAGCAGGTTATCCTGCATTGATTGGTAAAATGGTTGGAACAAACTAAGAGAGGACAATTATGAAAAACAAAGAATTTGATATGCACGGATGGTTAAGACAGCAATGGTTAAAAGAACAGGATATTAAAGAAGAAGCACAGCCATTAAATGAAGAATATATTGAAATCATACGAGACCTAGATGAAGGATTATCTTTAATATTAGACGGTTGGAAAGAATGGAAAAATGGTCCAGCGACTGAGAGAAGTGATATTAAACCTGCACAGAAAGAATTAATGCAATACATAAACTCTTGGATGAAGAAAAACATAAAATAGGGAATTATTGTGAAATTAAAAGACTTATTAAGTGAAAATGTACTAGGACAATTACCATCTTCTAAACTTATGAAGATGAAATGGAATCCAGTAACTGGTAAAAAGAATAAAGTAAATGAAGGTCTAAAATCAAATATAATGCAAAAATGGGATACTACGAAAGTAATAGAGAGAGATCTTGTAGATTATCTTAAGTCTGCAATGGATGCAAGTGGTGAAGAACTAGTACAGGATATACAAACAGTATTAAAAAAGGTAGCTAATTTACGCATAAAATAAGTAAAAAAAATTAAAAATAAATGGCATATAATTTTTATATGTCATTTTTTTTGTTTATATTATTACTAATATTTTGTTTAACTAAATTCAATTAAATGCAAGAAAACTACAAAAAGAAAGACTTCAAAAGAGACTTTAAGAAAAGACCTTTTAAGAAGCGACACACAAGAGCAGACTTTTACGTATCAGGAAACCCTAGTGGAGTAAAAGTACCAGATTCCGAACCCGGAACATTAGAAAAAGCACTAAAATACCTTAAACGACAAATGAAAGATTCTGATATCTTATTTAAGTATAAGGAAAACGCTTACTATGAAAAGCCATCACATAAAAAGAAGGTAAAAATGGAACGAGCTAGAGCCATGCAGCATAAATATGATGCACAACAAAGAAGACAGTTTGGAAAAAACACCTGCTGGATGATAATGACAAAGAATGGCGCACAGTAAAGTACAGTTTAAAACTATATCTCCATTTGGTCCTCCAATAGGAATGATAAAACTACCAGATGACTGTGTAGATATATTATTAAAACTGACTGAAGACACAAAAACTTACAACATTAATCAAGGTCCAAGACTGGCAGGAGTAATAGAAAATGAATTAAGGATACCATTAGAACTTCTCAAAGAATCAGGAATGGATACATTCTTTGATAATTGTTTTCGTCAATATGTTATTTCATCATTATCTACTCATGGGATTATGAACCTATCTTCAGGAAAACTATCTGAATATGATAAAGATAATATACAAACTGAATTAACGGAGGCATGGGTTAACTATCAATTTGAAAATGAGTATAATCCTCTTCACTACCATACAGGCTGTACCTTATCATCTACACTTTATTTAAAAATTCCTAAGTATGAGTCAAGAAACATTCCTGGAAAACAAAGTTTAGATGGTAATATTGTATTTGTTAATGGAAATGTAAATACACCTTCAACATCACTAGAAGCTCCGTTGATAAATTTAGAACCAGAAGTTGGTGATATGTTTATCTGGCCATCTAGATTATTGCATGAAGTTTATCCATTTAAGGGTAAAGGTGAACGCAGAAGTGTCGCCATCAACGCAATACATTCATTTTCATAATATTTTTATAAGGGAGGCTAAATTTTAGCTTCCCTTTTTTACTTTTCATATATTTAGATATATTTATTATCAACTAATACACTATGACTTCTTATATAGTGTCAAAAAATTATAACCCTACCTATTAAGATTCAAATAATCTTATTTCCAAATTAAAAATTTAGGAGAAACACAATGGCAAGTAGCAACTTACTAAAAGAAGCTATCGCTGACGCTAAGGCTGTCAGAGAAACTGCAATTGCAAATGCTAAATTAGCTCTAGAAGAAGCGTTTACACCAAAACTTCAGTCTATGCTATCTAACAAAATCGAAGAAGAGTTAGAAGAAAAAGACGAAGAATTGGAAGAACAATCAGATTCATCAAACATCGGCTCAGGTGACAACAAAGTTAACCAAGCTAGTGGAGATGATGAAGAAAAGTCTGAAACTGAAAAAACATCAGCAGCTTATGGTTCTGAAGACAGCAACGTAAAAGTTGTTGATAAACTTACAGAAGCAGAAGATGATGAAGAAACTGAAGTTGAAGATGAAGAAGACGCTGAAGGACATACACCTGATCACGATGATAGTGATGACGGTGATATTGACATGGAGTTAGAGGCAATCATCAAAGAACTTGAGGATGAAGATACTGAAACGGAAGACGAAGAAACTGAATTGAAAGAAGATGAAGATGAAGCGACTGAAGAAGAAGATGAACATTCTGAGTTAAAAGAAACTGAAGACGAAGATGAGAAAGATGAAGTTAAGGAAGACGAAGAACTTAACATTGAATCAATCTTAAAAGCGTTGAAAGAAGAAGATGATGACGAAGAAACTGAATTAAAAGAAGAAGACGAGGACGAGACAGAAGAAATGTATCAAAAAGATGAGCAACTTAAAGAAGCTTATGATACAATCAGATCCTTAAAATCTACTTTAAATGAAGTTAACCTTTTGAACGCAAAACTGTTGTTCTCAAACAAACTATTCAAGTCTCAAAACTTGACTGAGTCTCAAAAAATGAGAGTTATTGAAACTTTCGATAGAGCTCAATCATTAAGAGAAGTGAAGCTTGTTTATACAACATTAGCAGAAAGCATGAAACCGACAATTAAACCAACTCAAAAGTTGAGAACTGAAGGTTTAGCTTCGAAAGCTCAAAAAACAACAAAGCCAAAAACAGTTATCGCAGAAGGTAACGAAATGGCAAGTAGAATGAAAAAACTTGCAGGACTATTATAGTACTGCACAAAAATTAGGAGAAATCTAAAATGGAAAGTATTAACAATCTTATTACAGATGCAGGTGCTGCACACAGACGTCAATTAGACGAAGGTAAAGCATTAACATCTAAGTGGGAAAATACTGGTCTATTAGAAGGTATCGGAAACGAATATGAGAAGTCAGGAATGGCAATTCTTCTTGAAAACCAAGCACGTCAGTTAATTGATGAAAATTCAAAAACTGGAACAGGTGGTTCAAAAGAAGAATGGTCAGGAGTAGCACTTCCATTAGTTAGACGTATATTTGGTGAAATCGCTGCAAAAGATTTTGTATCAGTTCAACCAATGAACCTTCCATCAGGACTTGTATTCTTCTTAGACTTTAAATACGGTACTACTAAGTCTGGTACTGGATTCACTGCTGACACAGACATTATGGGAAATACGTCTGCATCAGGTGAGTCAACAGGCGGATTCTACGGCGGTGGAAAATTCGGCTATTCAATGAATGCAACACAATCAGCAATATTAGTTGGATCTGCATCAGCAACATGGGCAGATGTAGACTATGACTCAGATCTTTCAGCTTCAGTAGCTGCAGGAACTTTATTCAAAATTTCAGCATCTCTTTCATCTTTCACAGATGAAGACCAAGATGGTGTACAAGCGTTTAGAGTATTATCTGGATCATTAATTACAGCTGCGGATAACCACCCAGCTTATACTAAGTTAATTAACTCTGATACTGAAGTACAATTCATCGTAACTTCAACAGCAGCAGAAGTAACTGCAGCTGCATCAGATTATACTTATGCATCAGCTAATATCTATGACATCCACTATTACAAGCAGCCAGCTGCAAGTTCTAGAGGTGATTTTGAAGATTCAACAGGTGATACTACTGATATTAGTATTCCAGAAGTAAATGTTGAATTAAGATCTGAGACTATTGTAGCTAAGACACGTAAGTTGAAAGCTGTATGGTCTCCAGAATTTGCTCAAGACTTGAACGCTTACCACAGTATTGACGCTGAGGCTGAGTTAACTTCAATGTTATCTGAGTATATTTCGATGGAAATCGATCTTGAAATTTTATCAATGTTATCTGAAAATGCTCTAACTAAAGAGTACTGGTCAGCTACAATTGGTGAAGTACATAATGGCACAACTACAAATGGTGAATCAGACTGGTCAGCAGGACCTGCTGCAGCTGCATATAACCAAGGTACATGGTTCCAAACTTTAGGTACGAAAATACAAAAAGTTTCTAACCAAATCCACGCAAAAACAATGAGAGGTGGAGCAAACTTCTTAGTTTGTGGACCAGAAGTTGCAACAATCCTAGAATCTATTCCTGGATATGCTGCTGATACTGATGGTAACCAAGCATCATTTGCAATGGGTGTACAAAAAGTTGGAGCATTAAATAACAGATTTACTGTTTACAAGAACCCTTATATCCAAAAAGACGAAATCTTATTAGGATTTAGAGGAACTCAGTTCTTAGAAACAGGAGCTGTATATGCACCATATGTACCATTAATTATGACTCCATTAGTTTACGATCCTACAAACTTTACTCCACGTAAAGGTGTAATGACTCGTTATGCTAAGAAAGTTGTAAGACCAGAATTCTATGGTAAAGTATTTTGTAAAGATTTAAGTAACGTATAATCTTAACAACCATATTATTATTATTGAGAGAGGCTAGTTTTTACTAGCCTCTTTCTTTTTATACATAACTGTTATATTTATAGGTATATTAGTTATAACAATAAAGGAGAGGTTATTATGGCAAAACAAAACATTGAAAAGACACCACCAAAAGGAAACGTAAAATTTTCAATATCTTTATCAGAAGAACAGAAGTCTGCAAAACAAGCTATGCTTCATCACCCTTACAATTTTATAGTAGGAAAAGCAGGTAGTGGTAAGACACTTTTAGCATGTCAGGTTGCGCTAGATATGTTTTTTAAGAGAATGATTAATAAGATTATTATAACAAGGCCAACTGTATCTACAGAAGATAATGGTTTTTTACCTGGTAGTGAAAAAGAAAAGATGGAACCTTGGTTGGTACCTATTAGATCTAATATGAGAAAAGTTTATAACAAACCTCTTATACTAGATAAGATGGAAAAAGAAGAAACAATAGAACTAGTTTCACTAGCACACTTTAGAGGTAGAACCTTTGAAAACTCAGTAGTTATAGTGGATGAGTTCCAAAACCTAACAAGATCTCAGTTAAGAATGGCATTAGGCAGATTAGGTAAAGGTTCTACAATGATATTTTGTGGAGATAATCAACAGATAGATCTAAAGGATAAGAATTATTCAGCAATAGTAGATGTTTCTAAGATATCTGACTCCGAATATGTGTATAAAAGAATACTGTTAGATAACCACAGGCATCCAGCAATAGACAATGTCTTTGAAAAGTTGATGGGTATGTAATTAAATACAAGGCTTTTTGATATTTATATAGGAATAGTAATTTTAAGTTTTAGGGAATAATATGGCAACTCAAATACCAATATGGACAGGAACATCAACATTTGCAGCAGGACAAACACCATTTGCGTTTTACGATGCAGATACTTCCTTTGTAGCTGATGTTGACAATACTGCTACATGGTGTGCAAAAAGATTAGGATATCCAATTGTAGACATAGAACTTCAATCCGGAAGTATGTATGCTGTATTTGAAGAAGCTATAACAGAATACAGTTCTCAAGTAAATTACTTTAATATTAAGGAAAATTTACTAACTCTACAAGGTACTGCATCTGGTTCTAATCTAACACATAGAGAAATAACTCCAAATTTTGATAGAACAATAACCCTTGCTCAACAATATGGAACTGAAGCTGGTGTAGGAGGAGACGTAACATATAAAACAGGTTCTATATCTGTAAATAAAGCATCAGGTCAACTTTATGACTTAGATAGTCTTTGGACAAATGTTTCTGAAAGTGGAAATAACATTGAAATAAAGCGAGTGTTTTATGAACCAACCCCAGCAGTAGCAAGATTTTTTGACCCTTATGTTGGAACAGGTGCAGGATCTGAACAAATGCTTCAAGGTTTTGGATGGGGAAATTACAGTCCAGCTGTAAACTTTTTAATGCTACCAATGTATGACGATTTACTAAGGGTACAAGCTATAGAATTTAACGATCATATGCGAAAGTCTGCATACACATTTGAACTAGTAAATAATCAATTAAAAGTTTTTCCAATACCAACAGATGAAGCTAAACTATGGTTTGAATATGTTGTTGAACAGGACAGAAAAAATCCATTAAAAACTAATAGTGGATCGATAACAGACTTCTCAAATGCAACCTATAACAACATGTCGTATACAGAGATAAACCATGCAGGAAAACAATGGATTAGAAAATATACATTAGCACTAGCAAAAGAATTATTAGGTAATATTAGAAGTAAATACGGTTCTATACCTATTCCTGGTGGTGAAACTAATCTTGATGGTGATACATTGAGAAATGAAGCTACAACAGAAAAAGAAAATCTATTAACTCAGCTTAGAGAAGACTTAGAAGCAACTAGTAGGAGAAATCTTCTAGAGCGACAAAAAGACGAAGCTGAATTTATGGGTGAAACACTTAATAGAATACCGTATCCAATTTATATAGGTTAATTATGGCATTATTCGGAGGACAACGAGATATAAGCCTATTCAGACGGCTGAGTAGAGAGCTAATAAATGAGATTATCGACACTGAAGTTGATATTTTCAAAGCTGCTATACATGATACTATTGGCAATTTATACGGAGAAGCACTTAATAAAGTATATAAAGCAGGTGTTAGAGTTGCATGTTTAATTGATATGAAAGATGACGAATGGTCAAGTGATGAATTTGGAGCAGATGTAAACCAAGGAGCCGAATTTAAGTTTTTACGAGATGACCTTTTACCAGCTGGAAATATTGGATCTCCAGCCGCAAATGTTTTGTTGGAGGTTGGTGATATAATTTGGTGGGACGCAAGATATTGGGAAGTAGATGAAGTACATGACCACCAATACTTATTTGGAAAAAACCCAGATACTGACAAAGGATTTATAGACGGAACAAGAACAGATTCTTTAGGTGGTGAGTTTGGTTCTAGCTTCTCAATAATTGTTAATACTCATGAAACAAGAAAAAGTAAACTTAAACTAGAAAAAATAAGATCTGGAGTAAATAATAGAATATCTAACTTATAATGGCAAATAGAAATAACATATCACCCGATAGGTCAAACCAATCAACTAAAAATGATTCTAAAGTAAAGGATATTACTATAGGAATTTACGATATAGATGAGGCTATCACATATTACTTTAACCAAGTGATAAAGCCAAAGGTAGATGATGGCGAAGAATCAATAGATGTACCTATAATATATGGTTCTCCAGAGAGATGGAAGTCTATACAAAAAAGTGGTGCATTTAGAGATGCTACAGGAAAAATACAAGTACCGTTAATCATGTATAGAAGAACTGGTATGGAAAGAGTTGAAGGCATGATGGGTAATAAAATAGATGCTGCAGACCCTACAAATGTTGTTAGACAATTTGCAACAAGATATAACGCCAGAAATAGATATGATAGGTTTAATATTCTACAAGGTGTAAAGCCGTCAAAAGAATATTACAATGTAATTATACCAGACTATCTAAAAATAACATACGATGTAATGGTATGGACAGAATATGTTGCACAACAAAATAAGATTATTGAAGATATAAACTATAATGCAAACTCTTACTGGGGTGATAAAAATAGCTTTAAATTTTTAGCAATGATGGATAGTTTTACAACAGAGAATAATCTAGAACAAGGGGTAGATAGATCGATTAGAGCAAGTTTTCAAATAACAATGAATGGTTATGTTATACCTGATAGTGTACAAAAAGATGCAACCAATTTTGCTAATAGAACATTTACAGCAAAATCTGCAACAACATCAGAATTTGTTTTTAACGATATAAATAATCCTGTTAATCAGAACAGTTCAAACATAAATAGTACAGGTTCTTTAATTGATGAAGGAAGTACTCTGGATTCAACAAAACGAAACTTCGAAGGTGATGGAGAACCTGGAAGTAATTCACTACGAAGTAAATATAAACAAAGTAAATTTTAGGAGAAGAAAATGGTTTTAGACACAGACATTAAACAAAAACTAGAAGCTCATAGAGCGGCTAAGGTAGAAGAAGTTAACGATAAACAAGTAGTTATCGAAAAAGAAGAGTTAGAAGAATTAAAATCCCTACAGCAAGAATCAGACCAGATTATAGTTGCATTTGGTCAGCTTGCAATACAAGAATTAGCCTATAAGGCACAAAAAGAATCAGTACAGGATGCCTTTGAATCAGTTAAAGTAAAAGAAACTGAATTAGCTAAGAAATTAAGTGATAAATATGGCCAAGGAACTTTAGATATAGAAAGTGGTAAATTTACATCTAAACAGTGACATTTTGGGAATTTCAGGGATATTTATATATAGTTAAGAAATACTTACAATAAGTAGTGTTTTTCACACAAGTAATCATATAGAGGAGAAATAAACATGGCCGAAAGAATTGTTAGTCCAGGTGTTTTTACACAAGAAAACGACTTATCATTTTTGCCAGTTGGTATCGGAGAAATCGGAGCTGCGATAATAGGTAATACTCAAAAAGGTGTTGCATTCGAACCACAGGTAGTTAGATCGTATAATGAGTTCCAAGACCAATTTGGAGCAGGAACAGACGGAACATACGTTCCATATACTGTTAAAGAATATATAAAACATGCAGGAGCAGTAACAATAGTCAGAACTCTAGGCTTAGCAGGATACAGCCAAGCTTTAGGTACCGCAGGTGATGTGATTATTTTAACAGCTGTATCAGGTGCAGTTGGAGATAATTATACTGGTTCAGCACACATTGTAGGTGTATTACATCCTACATCTAGAGTAAGTGTTGCAACAGCTTCAGCAGAAGACGGTGTACTATCACCAATGTCTAAATTTACGGCATCGTTACAAAACTTCTTTACTACTAAAGCATCAGCTAGTATTACGGTTGGTCAAGCAGGTACAGAAGTTACGACTAACTTAACATTCTCTCTAGATGAAACAGATGCTGATTATATTGTTAACTGTTTAGGTGATGATTCTGGTAGATATGTACCGGCTGCATCAAGAGCTGCACTTAATGCACTCTATGTATATTCAGTTTTCCCATCAGCTTCTATTAAACAACATTTAGATATGCTAGCAGGAGACAGCCACTTATCTGCAGATGACCAACACTATATGTCTGCATCACAGCATTCTATAACTGCTACAGGAGTAGACAACCCAATTGGAGCTGCAGGTTATTCTCACGCAGCAACACCATTTGTTCGCTCACAAGCTATAAACGGTTCAACTCAAAAATTATTTAGAATTCATACATTAGGACACGGTAATGCAGTTAATGATGACTTTAAAATATCAATATCAAACGTAAAAGCTGCTGGTACTGTTACTGGTGATGATTATGGTTCATTTACTTTACAAGTTAGAAAAGGTGATGATACTGATACAAGACCTATTTCAATAGAAACTTATGCAAACGTAAGTTTAGATCCAGCTAACCCTAACTATATAGCAAGAAGAATTGGTAGTCAATTTAGATCTTATGATTCTTCTGGTAAACTAGTTGTTAACGGATTCTATCCTAACATTTCAAAATATATAAGAGTAGAAATAGACGATGCTGTAGATAATGCAGTAGTTTCTGCAAATGTTGTACCTTTTGGTCATGATGCTTATTCTTCACCATTTGTATATACAGTAAGTTCATCTGGTGGTAATAACACTGCTGCAGCTTACCCTCCAGCTGTATTAATTACATCTAAGTCTAATGATGATTCAAAATCATTCTTTGGATTCCAATTTGATGTTGCTTCAGCTAAAGGAAATTATAACTATCAAGCTCCATTATTTGATGAGTCAGCTGCAGGACATAACTCTGCATTCTCATTAGCTGATTGTGGAGATTTTAATACAGGTACAGGTAAAGTAGAAGTTTCAACTTCAGCTTTAAAATATAAGAAATTCTCAATGGCATTCCAAGGAGGTTTCGATGGTGTTAATCCAGCTGCTGGTGTTAATACAGGAGCAGATTTATCAAGTGGAAATAGCTTTGGACATGATATAAGTTCAACAGTTGCATCAGGATACACTGTATATAACAAAGCGATTAACGCAATTTCAAATCCAGATGAGATTGATATTAACCTTATAGTTACACCAGGTATATTAAACTCTAACGGAACTGCAGTAATTGCAAGAGCAATAGAGGTTTGTGAAGATAGAGGAGATTGTTTCTATATATTCGATCCTAACAATTCATTATTAGGAAACAGTATTACAGATGCAACAACACAAGCAAATTCTTATGATACTAACTATGCTGCAATGTATTATCCTTGGGTAAAAATATTAGATGCATCTACAAACAGATTTAAGTTTGTACCACCATCTGTAGTTGTACCAGGAGTATATGCATTCAACGATAAAGTAGCTCACCCATGGTTTGCACCTGCAGGTCTTAATAGAGGTAGCTTAACTACAGTAGTTGATGTATACACAAGACTAACACATGCAGAACGAGATGAATTATATGAAGGTAGAGTAAACCCAATTGCAGTATTCCCAAGAACTGGAGTTTGTATATGGGGTCAAAAAACACTTCAAGCTAAACCATCTGCATTAGACAGAATTAACGTAAGAAGATTATTGATCGCTGCAAAGAAATTTATCGCATCAGCAACAAAATATCTTGTATTTGAAAATAACACTACAGCAACTAGACAAAGATTCTTAAATATTGTAAACCCATATTTAGAATCAGTACAACAAAATCAAGGTCTATACGCATTTAGAGTTATTATGGATGAAACAAACAACACACCAGACATAATAGATAGAAACCAAATGAAAGGTGAAATATTCTTACAGCCTGCTAAAGCTGCAGAATTTATCATCATTGACTTCAACATTATGCCAACAGGTGCATCGTTTGATGAATAAAAATTAGAATAGATGATATTTATATATAATAGATATAATAGAGGAGAACACTAAATGGCTAACTTAATAGATCCAAATGAAGCAATGTTTACGGCATTTGAGCCAAAACAGCAAAACAGATACATTTTCTATATTGAAGGTATACCTGCTTTTTTAATACACAAAGCTGCAAGACCAAAAATTACACAAGAAACTGTAACTCTTGAGCACATCAACGTTACTAGATATGTTAAAGGAAAATCTAAATGGGATGTTGTAGCATTAACATTATATGACCCAGTAGTTCCTTCAGGAGCACAAGCGGTTATGGAATGGGTAAGACTACACCACGAATCAGTAACAGGTAGAGATGGTTATGCAGACTTCTATAAGAAAGATGTAACGATCAATGTACTTGGACCAGTAGGTGATAAAGTAGAAGAATGGACTGGTAAAGGTGCATTTATTACTGAAGCAGACTTCGGAACATTAGATTGGACAGCCACCAATGCATACAATGAAATCGCAATGTCAATTCAGTGTGATTATTGGATACTACAATTCTAATAGAATTTTAGATAATAAAATTAAAAGACTCCTAGCTAAAAAAGTTAGGAGTTTTTTATTACTTTTTAGTTTAGTTTTATATTTATATATGTATATATTAAAAACAATTGTTACGAATAATAGGAGAAATAAGTTATGGCAAAATCAAACCTAACAGACGATCAAATCAAACAACAACTTCTTGTTGAAAACAGCAAGAATGTTAATGAATCTAAGGGAAAAGTAGAATACAAATTCCCAACAGAGGTAGTAGATTTACCAAGTAAAGGTAAATTATATCCAGAAGGACATCCACTAAAGTCAGGTACTATAGAATTAAAGTATATGACAGCAAGAGAGGAAGACATTCTAACTTCACAAAATCTTATTCAAAAAGGTGTTGTACTAGATAGATTATTACAAGCACTTATAGTCACACCATGTAACTATGATGATATTCTTATTGGAGACAAAAACGCAATAATGATAGCAGCAAGAGTTATGGGTTATGGCTCAGAGTATAAGGTGGAGATAGAAGATCCATATACTCCAGGTGAAAAACAAGAAACTATAATAGACCTTCAAAGTTTAGAAGACTCAGATGTAGATTGGGACTTGGTTGGAGAAGACAATGCATTTGATTTTGAATTACCTACTGCAAAAAGAACTATAACATTTAGACTTCTTACGCATGGTGATGAAGGAAAAATTGCAGAAGAAGTAAAAGCTCTAAAAAAGAACTTCAGAACTAGAGGATATGCTGGTGTAGATGCACAATTAAGCACAAGACTTAAGCATATGATTATAGCTGTAGATGGAGATTCAACTCCAAAAACAATCAGAGACTTTGTTGATAATCAATTTTTATCTAGAGACACTAGAGCATTCAGAGAACAAATCAAAAAGGTTTCACCAGATATTGATATGACGTTTGCATTTGTATCGGATATTACTGGACAAGAACGAGAGATGTCAATTCCTCTTGGCGTCGAGTTTTTTTGGCCTGGGGCCTAACTATAGGCCCATACTGCACAAGCAGATATTTCAACTTTGCTACAACTCTAAAGGTGGGTTTACATTTTCGGATGCATATGAACTACCTGTGTACCTTAGGACTTACTATTTTAAACTGCTGGATGAACAACTTAAGCTTGAAGCAGAGGAGATGGAAAAAGCTAAAACTTCAGGTGGTAAGTCATCATCAGGACCACCTAAAGTACCTACATTCGCGAGAAATGCACGTCCTAAATAGCTAAAAAACTAAGCTCCTTTATATTTATATATGATTAAATAGATATAGAGGAAATACCATGTCAAAAGAAAAACAATTACGATCTCAAATCAGAGAATACGTTAGATCCGTTATCAAAGAAGACAATATTGTCAGCCGTTATCTTAGAAATATGGCCAAGAGAATGGAGAAAAGGGAGTTCGATAGACTTATGTCAAAGAGACCTGAACTTAAAAAAGGTGTTGCTAAGATAGTAAAAGACGCCGAAGCCGAGTATATTGATAAGATCGAAAAATACTTAAGAAAAAATTCATAAATAAGTTATAAGCTATGGCAAACGAGGAACAAAAAGAAAGAGCTAAACTACTCAAAGAAATCAGTTCTATGGAGGAACAGATTAAGGCAACACAGTCTGAACAGGCCAGCATTTCAAGTGAACTCGTATCAAATAAGCTTAAAGAAGTTGAAGCTGCCATGAAAGCTAAACTCTCAGCAGATGGAAATCTATCAGCTGTAAGTGCAATGGTAAAACTAGATGCAACTAGAGCCATGATGGCCGCAGCAATTGCAGACGGATCACTTGCCGAATTTGATATAAAAAGCAAACAAAAAGAAATACTAAAAGACGCTCAGAAAATGGGTGCAGAAGAATATCAGATATTGCGACAAGGATTAAAAACCTTGATAATGAAAAAGAAACAGATGGAAAAGCTGGACTTTTTTGGAAAATCGCATGCTGATAACATGAAAGAAGCTAACGATGCAGCAAAAGAAAATACTGCTTCGATGAAGGATGTTCTTAATAGTGCCGGACTTATAGTAGATGAGTTGGCATCAATGAAAACCTTAATATTAGCAGCAGTAACTGGACTTGCTGTAGCAACAAAAGAAGGATTTAAACTTGCCAGAGCACTTGGAACTGGTAGTACTATAATGGATACAATGAGAATTGTAGGAGTACAATTAACAGCACAAGCTACTGCCTTAACTAGAGGTTTTGCACTTTCCGGTGATGAAGCAAGAAGTGCAATGACTGCACTAGTTGGACTAAATGGTACTCTAAAAGACGCAACAGCAGGAGCAGTAACAACTGTAGGTGAATTAGCAGTTAAATATGGTATAGCATTCGAAGATGCAGCAGCCTTAAATAAAACAATGGCTCTAATATCACAAAATGGCCAAGAAGGTGCAGATGCTATGAAAAATCAGGTTAAAAACCTAGCAAAAGCGCAAGGAGTTGCACCTGGACCTGTTATGAAGGATATTGCAGAAAATGCAGGTGAATTTGCAAGGTTTGGAAAGGATGGAGCTTCTGGATTAGTAAATGCAGCAGTAAATGCGAGAAAATTAGGATTAAACCTAGAAAAAGTAGCAGCAGCAGGAGATAGTTTACTTGATGTACAAGGTTCTATTCAAAAAGAAATGAAAGCCGAAATGCTGATCGGTAGACAACTTAATCTAGATGCAGCAAGAGCAGCAGCTTTAGCTGGTGATAGAGACACTCTTGTAAAAGAAATTTCAAGAAATGCAGGAACAATGGCAGAATTTGAGCAGATGTCGGTTGTTCAACAGAGAGCTCTAGCTGAGGCTCTTGGTGTACAGGTTGGAGACGTTACAAAAGTATTACAGGCAAAACAAAAAGGAATAACTTTAGACTCTAAAGTATTAGATGCTCAATCAGCACAAAAAGACGCAACAGATGCAAATGCAATGGCCATGGCTGGAGTAGGCGCTGCAGCAGCTAATCTTCCAGGACTTCTTATGGGTGTAATGCCAGCTCTAGCAGGACTAAAAACAGTATTTGGCAATATGATACCAAAAGGTGGTTTATTTGGTAAAGTATTCTCAACAGCAGGAGATGAAGCACAA